TGCCACTTGTCCTTAGTTTCTGTGGTGATTGGGGAAGACAGATTGTAGCAGATGGCTTTGAAGCATTAGCAACAATGCCTGAATGGTATCAGTATACACTAGGTGTCATCGTTGCTGCTAGTTTCGGTGTCCGTAGTGCCACCAAGTTCTTCGGAAAGAAGTGATTCCTCGTCTGGACTTAACTCGTCAAAGTCTTCAGATAAGTCTAATGGATCAGGCTCAAACTCATTTGGGAAGGCTTGTTCCATTAGACTAAACATTTTATGAAACCCAATGACTTTCATAAGTCTTGTGATTTCTAACTCAAGAGAGTCTTCAGATATCTCTTCACTATCAGAGTTGTTACCACGTACACGTGACAGAAGTTCAAGTGCTTTAAGTGCAGTTGTACCATGCCCTGCGTTACGTGCTGTTTCATACTGCTTTTCAATCTCAGAAATAACATCAATGTCTGTTGTTATTTCATTCTGTAATTCTAGTATGCGTTCCTGAACTTCAGTTTCTTTTAAAAGCCTGTACCCTTGGTTGTATGCAGATGCTTCTTTATACCCTGCATCCTTTGCCGCTTTCGTAGCGTTACGATGCAGGATATAGTTTTGACAGAACTGTTCTTTTCTTTCTTTATCTAGTTTAGGCAACTAACAACTCCGTATAATCTTTCTCTGTGCCACGAATAGAGTTCTTATACACCGCAGAACATAATGTGTTTGTACCGTGAAGAATAATACGCATCTCTCTTTGATTGTCATCAAATAACTTTTCACAATCCTGTGCCATGGCAAGTAGTTCACCTGTTGTCCAGAATATTTCTCCGTTTGTTTCTACTTTGAAATACTTTGGCTTGTCGTCTTTATCTTCTATGTTTACTCTTTCCTTTTTCATTTTTGCTGTTACTTCAGGAATAGAACAATCAAAACCAAACAACTCAAAGTTTCTAAAGCCAAGGATATGAGCAATAGATATTGTTCTCATTGCTGCACAAGTGCCACCTGTTACAAGTGTTGATCCTTCTTCGATTCCTGTATCTTTATTAACAACAAACTTTTCTTTTACTGAATCATCTCTAAGAGCATCAGAGTATGCTTGCCATCCCTTAATGTTTGCACCTTTAGTTATAAGATGTTTTGTAACAGAAGGATCTGTCATAGATGCAACAAGGAATAATGTCTTATCATCAACTGTTTTAAACAAGTCTTTACGTACAACGCCATGTGTACTTGTTCCTTCAATAGGACGAGGATCAAGAATGACACAGGCAAAAGGTTGTATACCATGCTCTAACAACTTAGGATAACTATGCTTAACACAGAACACTTTGTTGTTAGTATTCTTAATACGTTCCTTTAATAGATTAAAGTCAGTAGAAGAACCACCCGAAACAATGATTGCTGTTTCGTCATTGATACGACAATGCTTTAGCCAATTAAAATCTTCGATTAGTTTAGCATTGCTTTTAATATTATCAACAATCTCTTGTCGTGGTCTTGAATCTTTTGGTGTTACAATAATAGGCATACGTGTTAGTTTATCAGGTAGTTTTTCTACACCTTTTTTGTTTGCTACAAAACAAAGATGTGTAATACCACCACCAAGAACGGGGTCAGAACTAGGCAATACCACTTTAGCATATGCTTGTATCTCCTTTACGAGTTTATTTACGCCTAGATTATCTTCATGTGGAAGATTACCCTTTTTATCTGCAGTAAAATAATCATCAAGAACAGTAACAGGAATATGCTTTAGTAAGTCATAATCATTCTTTACTGTTTCATATGAATGACCGCCATCAATATATGCAAAGTCTGCATCTTTAATTCCTTCACATTCCTTCAAGGTTTTCTTTGTATCACCTTTGTATAATTCAAAAGTAAATATTTTATTTGTTTTTTGCATTACTGCAGAAAAATTACCAAGCCTTTTATCAACAGCTTCTAACATGTTGTGTGCCTTGGTATTCATTTCATATTTATCAGACTCTTCTGTAGCTTCCTCAAATAGATCAAAGCCAATGTAATGTACATGATCAGTATGTTCAAAAGCAGCAAGAGCCATCTCAATAGCACGTCCACCATTCCATGTACCAGTCTCAACAATCTTACTAGGTTTATAAAACCGTATCATATCTGCTAGTTGTTTATAACGTCTAGGACCTTTAACATCAGGTGCAACTTCCATAGAGTTAACCTTCTTTTTTAGATTGCCTTTGTAATGTGTAAAGAATTCTGATAGCCTTGACTGCTCAAACGCATTCAATCCTGTAGCATGTTCTGATAGATTGTTAACAACCATACCATGTGCTTTGTAGATATTAAGAAGACGTTCAAAGATAAAACCATCATGCCACTCACGGTAAGCAACAGTCTCACCTATTGTGTATGCACCACGTAAGTCAGCCAGAAGACTGCATGTGTTGTGATGTGACAGGTTAAAGCCCATGAAACTAGTCTCACTGTAATCAACATCCTTACGCCCAAGGTGTACAAGATCTACCTTATCTGGTAACCATTCTTTTACCTTATCAACCTTGAGAAGTTTTCTTGTGACAGTATCTGCATCTAACCAGATCATCCAGTTGCTTTCGTCATACTCTTCTTCCATCATTTCAAATGCAAGATCAGTCATAGCATAAACTTTATGACACCATTTGATGGCATCAAGCCGCCAGTTGTAAGGCATCTTACCGCCTTCAGTACCATCATGCTTCTTCATACGCTCACGATACTGTACCATTTCTTCTACATCGTTTAGATTACGATACTCAATAGCATCACACTGTGGTGCATCTACACTGTCAATGTCAAAGTCATGATAGTATGCTACAAGTTTAAAGTGTTTAGGATTCCATTTTTCATCCACACTCTGAAGCATTTGTTTAGCATATTCATGGTATCCAGATTCACTGAATGATGTTACAAATACATACATTAAATTACATCTCCAATCATTTTTTCTGAGATGAGTTGGCTTTTCATTACTTCCCACTCACCTGCATATTGTATGTCAGACTGTCTCTTTGCTTCCCATTCTTTAAACCAAGGACCGCCAGTAGTAAAGTGTACATTCTTAGGGTTAATGTTTTCAGGTGACCAGTCATCTAACCAGTTCCATTCTTCATCTATACCACCAATGTCACTGTCATCTAACCAAGACAATCCATGTAGCCAAGAACCTGTCTTGACATTGGCATCGTCTACCGTTAGTCTAAGATTAGAAGCATGAGAACAATTCCACAACATAAAACTAGACCAGTTCTTTCTGTTATAAATTTGTTGAACTTGTCCATCCATCTTTTCAGATTTGTTTGGATTGTAATTATGCTTTACGCATTGTACTGCATACTCTTTGTTACGAGCATACCTGTCAAATAATTCTCCAATATCTGTTCGTAACATCATGTCACAGTCCATGAATAATGCCCAACCATCATACTGATTGAGAGCAGGAATAAGAAAACGTGTAAAGGTAAACTGTGTACTGAATGGTCTTCCATCAGTCTCGTCTACCATTACACGCTTTCCATCAACACTATCCATCCTAGCAGCCCTGCGATACAAACCTGCTCTACGTAAAGCGGATTGTACCAAGGGAATGATGTTATAACTTTTGTTATACTTGAGAATTGAGTGCCTAAGAACCTCATATGCATCCCTTTCTCTGTCATCGTATCCGATATAAATCGTATGTTGTTTAGGTAAAAACATTTATAAATCCCATGAGTTAATTGTCCAACCCATTTATTATATACGAATTAATATCCTAAGTCAACAACTATTTTAAATCTAGTTCTAATTGTCTATCATCTTTCCAGTCATACTCTTTGTTGTGTATATCAATTGCTTTCTCAATCAAAGATAGCAACCCTTCACTAATCAGTGCTTGCTTTGCTACTTCATCGCATTCAAACACTACAGTAGCAGAACCATCTTCATGTTCTTTTACTTCCTGTACTACAATCTTTCCTATCATTTTCTAAACCTATGTCTAAAGAATACAATCAAGTTGATGGCAGTGTTGGTTGTAATCATTACAAGTATCCACCACTGCCACCATAACAAGTCTAATCCACTACACTCTATCACTACGCAGCCGTTAAGTCAACTACTTCACAGACACCCGCTGTGCAAGCTAACTCTCTGCCACCTGATGTAGTGTCTTCCTTCTCAAACTCACGAAGCAATGACCAGTCTACACTATCTGGCATCTTTGTCAAGAACTCTTTATAAGTTTCTTCATCAATGTCCTGATAGGGTGCTTGCTGATATGTGTGGTCATCAAGAGGTAAGAAGCTGATACCAGATACTTCATCGAAGTTTTCGTACACCCATGCACCTACCTTAAACCACTCATTCTCTTTAACTGTGATGGTTACACTAGGTTTATGTTCACACCAATGTCTTTGATACATAAGCCACAATTCAAGTTGTTCAATAGCAGTCATCGTAGTACGTGTTACTGCACCTTTAGGTGACTTCATTGGGAAACTGAACACTGTTGTACTGTCTGGCTTGAACACGTCAGGCTCTGCAGGAATACCCTGTGATACAAGGAACTGTGTTATTGGGTCTTTGTTATCACCACGTACAGTACGAATGTAGTATGGGTTGTGTCTTGCATGAATGCCAGAAGCACTATCAACTAACTGAGATACAGTACCACTAGGTTTTACACAAGTAATAGCGGCAGACTGATTGATGTCTAGCTTTTTACTAAAATCTAGATTTGTTTTTATTGCTACTTCTTTTAGTTCTTCAAGAATATAACCAATATTCATTCCTAGTTGTGGTGATCTACCAGACAGTAGCATGTTATCCATGATGCCTGTCAGCGATACACCCAATAAACGCTCTTCCTCTGTGTTCTTCTTCCAGATATTACGAAGGTATTTAAAGTTCGTCAGCGTGGCTTGGAACGTGCCTAGTATGGTTGCTAGTCTGACCTTGTTAGCAAGGCTCTGCTGTGTATCTAAAGCCCTTACAACTACCTCTGAAAGATTACAGAACTGGTAAGGACGTAGGATAATTTCACTGCAAGGATTACAACCGAAGTCATGATCTGATTCACGTCTTCCATTCTTTGCTGCTTGTTTCTGAGAAGACTCACGATTGAAGATACCACGCTCACCAGACTTAGATTCGTACAAAGCCAACCACTCACGCATGAATGTACCCATCTGTGGCTTTTCTTTGTATGCTACAGAGTTGTTAGCAAGTTGTCTTTGTTTTTCATGTTCCCACCATTGACCAGACTTAGCATGAGCCATCTGATCATCGTTGAGGTTGGACAGACTGATCAAAGCAGAACGGCGTACACCACCAACAACTACAACCTGACCAATCTTACACATGATGTCATGACATTCAATAGGATACAGCTTACGTCCTGCAGCACCTTTGAACTTTTGAATACAGAAGTTAAACAGTTCAATAAGAGGCTGTGGACCTGATGCTCTACCACCAAATGTCTTCAGCCTTGCACCTGCAGGTCGTACCTCTGATACATCCCACTTAGGAATTTGTCCTGTGTACAGCATAGCAATCAATTCCTTCAATGACTTTGCCCATCCCGGACGACTGTCACCTACTTTGATTACTGTGTCTGTATCGTGAAACTGTTCATTAACTACTGGTAGTTTTTCTACATGGTGTCTCTCAACAGAGAAGCCTACACCTGTACCACACATAAGAATGTACATAGTCTCGTCAAACGCACGAGGGCTATCAACAGGAAGATAGGAACAGTTGTAACCACCAACATGACAACGATCAAGAGCAGGACCACTTGTCATCAAAGCCCTCATACTTGGCATGATGTCCTGATTAAGAACTGCTTCTTCTAATTCCTTACGAAGTTTAGGTTCTACTTTGTAACTATGTTTTTCTTGTAGATGTTTTGTAATGTAATCAAAGTAACGAGTGATAGTTTCCTGCCATGTCTCACGGCGTTGCTCATCTTCTTTCCATCGTGCATACCTTGACAATGCAATAAAGTTTTGGTAGTCAGTAGGTAGATAATTGTTCATGTGTCTGCTTCCTTTCTTGAATAAAAACGAACATTAATTCTATCACAATTTCTATGATGTGACAATAATTAGTGACCTAAAACTGCATTAATTCTTTTACGAACATATTCTATTTCACCAGACTTTAGAACCTTGAATGCAAACTCTCTCATGTATGCTGGATCAACTCCTGCGAAGTCACATACATTTACAAAGTCATCTGCTGTAACACCAACAGATGCGAAGAACCAAGCAATCGCTCTGTCTCTTTCAACAACAGAGGATGTTGGTTCTCCATCATATGTGGGTTTGGTTGCGTCTAGTAATGCCTGTAAAAGTACACAAAGGAATAGAGTTCTTTCAGGTGATCTAGATTCACTCAGTTCATTTTGTATTGTTACTATTTCTTTTTCTAACATTGAACCATTCTTTCGGAATCCCTTCTCCCTGTTTGCAATATAGAAACCCATGCTTATCACACCAATCTCCATATGTCATCTTACCACCCTTGTATAATTTTCTGTTAGGGTTATCAAAAACAAATCTAATATCGTATTCATCTCCATGCTGTTCACGTATGAATAGATGTTTCTTTCTATCCTCTAACATAAACCTTCCCTTCACCTCAAGAATAATACCATTGGGAAGAATGAAGTCTGGTATATATCTTTTATCTTCAACCCATGTGTATGATATCTGTTGAGTTTCATAGAGAAAGTCTATGTTATTTTTAATGAGGACTTGTGCAGTATTAAATTCTGAATTAGATCTGTACTGGTGATCCTTTGGTCTTTTGTGTCTTCTAGCCAAGGGTTATCTCCTCAACATCAGGCACTTTACTAACATGAGTAAGATGTCTAATACCATTTGAATATTTAAATGTTCTTAGTCCTACGCCACCATTAGCATCTGACCAACACTGTTCTTTATAAGGACAGAATACACAACCAATAGCAAGTTTTCTATTACCAGACTTACCATCAGGCTCATCTGGGTAACACCGTTCTGGTGGCGTTGGCTGTGCTACAATGTTCTTTACACTTTTAATCCTGTCTGATGCATTGATCATATGTACATCTTCAATCTTTAGAAGAGTAAGTTCACCGTTTGATTTATCAATAGCTAAGAAACCTGCTTTCTTATCGTTGCTTGCTTCTGCATAACCACTGATCTGTGCAATGTAACCAAATGGATCATCGTTACTTAGTGTACCATCCTTAAACTTCTTGAAGGAATAGGAAGATGCAGACTTGATATCAACAAGAAGACCATCAATGCGGCAATCTTTATGTCCTTTGATACCTTCTATCTCTACCTCTCCTTGCTCCTCTGATACTTCATGCCCAGATACTTCTGTTAAAAGGATCACTAATGACTCAAGGATATCTCCATACAAGAATTTAAGTTTCGTCTGTCCAGTGATTGGTTTTGGTTCTAGGTCTGATTTAATATCATACCATAATTGTCTGTCTGGTTTTCCAATCTGAGACATACGTAAATTCTTACTTGCTCTCTGTTTCTTATCTTCTTCACTCAAAGATCTAGAAACAGACTTAGCAATAGCATTAGCAAACTTATGAAGGGCATCACGGTTCTGCACCGTGTGAACATTGATACCTTCTTCTAATGTTTTATATATGTCAGAGATTAGTGTGTCAATGTTAGCCATTACATTTTTTCCTTTATACTAATTAGTTTATCAAGATACCACTTTGCTTTCTTTAAATCTTCAGAACCATTCTTATATCTATAACGCCAGATATATTTCATGATGTTACCCTGAAGATAATATTCAAAGCCATATTCTGTGGCTGCCTGAATAGCATCTATACATTCAATACCAGACTGATTGTAGTGTGGTGGATGATCAACCATTTTATTCTTATGGTTGCGTTCTTCCTCTTCATACTCTTCTATCATTTTCTTATAGTCAGTCATAGTATATCCTTTCTAAAAAACACTGGCGTACCCACCCGAACACAAGCCAGCCCACAGTCATTAAACAAAATGTACTGCTCCCGATTGATGTTGTTGGTTAGGATGCTACTGATACATTACCAAATGGAATGTCATCATCTAAGGAAGCAAACGCATCGTCACCATTTTCTGACACGAAGCCATCTGGAACAACATCAAATGCATCATCCTCACTACCACCGTAGGGAACAAGGTTAATAACCTGTACTGCCATAAGGTCAGTACCTACACCTTTGTTACCTGCATACTCCCAATTGTAGGTTTTGAATGCAACATTAACATCTGAACCATTACCAACTTGAGTGCCAATCATGTCACGCTTCTGTGCATCTTTCAATGCAGGTTGTTGGTTCTCTGCTCCGTTCTTCCGTTTCACATCACGTTTGATCTTAACGAAGTCACCACGATCATCGCCCTTGTTCTTAATTGGAAGACCCATCGCTTTTGCTTTAGCTAATTGATCTCCAGTAAGACACAAGTCTACACACCATACTGGCTCAAATGTTGTGTTAGGTGAAGAGATTGATGTCCAATAAGCCTTACCACTAAGTACGTTCATATTATTACTCCTTTGTCTGTGCGAACCTTGTCGCTGTTGTAAATGTCCTACTATTATATATGACACAGAATACTATGTCAATAACTATTTAATGAGTTTCAGCCCAATTGTTTCCAATTTTATATTCACTATCCAATGGACAGTTAACACTCAGTTCTTTTTCAACACGCTTCATTGCTGTCATTGTAAGGAAACCAAATCGTTCAACTTGATCTTCTTGAACTTCAAACTGATACTCATCGTGTATTGACGCAACAAGATTATAATTAAAATCTCGTTGCGCCATTAGTGTTATTTGCCGTAACCATTCTTTACAGATGATAGCACCTGCTCCCTGAAGCAAAAGATTAACGGCGGCATGTTGCTGTCTTACTTTTAACAACCTACCATCAAGACCACGGATGTATCCACTACCTGCTGCACGATCAACCCTATCACGCAAGAGTTGTAACGCTGGCATATTCTTCATGAACCTATCCATGATTATCTTACCTTCCTTTGAACCGCCACCTACGATAGAACCAATCTTAGCAGGTCCTGCTCCATAGATGAGGGCATAGATAAAGGTCTTGGCTTGGTCACGAGTTTGTAACCCTGCCATTCTTTGGTTGGCGGTATGAATGTCACCACCTACCACTTCTTCTGTGAATGTAGCATCGCCCATGTAATGCGCCAGACACCGAAGTTCCAGAGAAGATGCATCACACCCTAACAATTTGTATTTAGGGCTTGTCGTAGTCCATACTGAACGACACTCCTTACCATAAGGGGAATATACGGCAGGAATCTGTGCCATGTTTGGACTGTGGTGTGCCATCCTTCCAGTGATAGCCTTGAGAGTAATGACCCTACCATGTACTTTACCATCGTCTTGTACGACATCAAGCCATGACTGGATCTGTGATACTCTCTTTTGTAATAGAAGATATTGTGCAATCTTTTGTGCCTCTGGAATGTCCACATTCTTTAGTGTGCCTTCATCCACAATTGGATGTCCAGTAGGTGTAAAGTTGTTAGGCTTCCATCCCTTCTCTATCAAACGATTAGCAATCTGCTGTCTAGATCCGGGGTTGAATACTGTAACTTTATCTTTCAATCTATTGCCCGTTTTCTCTGAGTATCGTTCTTCAACAATAGGTGGAAAGATCTGTTGCATTTCTTCTTCTATCTCTGCAGCTTCTTGTGAAAGTCTTGCCACCAGACAGGACGCTTCACGAACATTCAGTGAAAAACCATTTCGTTCTTGTTGATCTACAATGGCACGAATGGAATGCTCAAGTTGTATGCTCTTTGCTGAAAACTTCTTCAGCATAGGAAGCATATGTGTGTACAACTTCACCGTCAGTTTTACATCGTTCACACAGTACTTCAGCATTTCTTCACTGAACTCAGAGAAATCTGAAAACTCTATCTTAGGAAAACCTAAACGATTTCCCCAAGCATCTAATGAATGTCCACCATCTATGGATGGATCAATAAGTTGTGACAGTATTAGTGTGTCACGAACTTGTTTTACTTTTATGTTGCTACCTGTCAGCCGATTCAGAACAGGTGCATCAAAAGACACACCATTATGCATAATGAATGTGTCGTATTGA